TGAAACTCTTCACTCTGACTGTTCCACCAGTTATTTACTGATGTTCCATTTACACCAAATGAACTAAGCACATTTCCAGCATCATCTGTAATATCTGCTTTGATATTCCAGTCTGGAATAGGTTGAGTAACCCTAGTAATAATTACGTTAGTTAGATTCATTATGATGGGTATCCGTCATTTCTTCACCCTACGCTTATCAATAGCGACCATCGCAAGGTCACGAAGCTTCTCAAGGTCACCCACACTCATAAAGTCTAGGTTGTCAGCAATCTGATTAAGCATCATAGCCTCACCAAAAGGTATCTTGACTTCAGGGACGTTAGTAGTCTTCTTCAATAACTTACTTAGCCAGCTCATGTTATTTCCTCTTTAGTTGACTTACCAAAAACTAAGTCACTTGGTGAACTCTCACGTATATGTTTCAATACTACTTCTTTTTGAGACTGCAACTGAAAGACTTTTGCATCTGAGTCCTGACGTACAAAGAATGCTATTACCGCAGTTGCCAGTGCAGGAACACCTGCACGTACTCCTTCAATAGCACATAACGTAAACGCTTTCATAACATAACCAAACGTGGCAGTATCTGGTATGTGCCTTGCTTCCCACTCCATATTGAATGCGGGACCAGCACTAGCCATAAATGCACCAAGTGCAATCCATACCAGTCTACTCCAGGCTATGTTCATCTTGATGTCTTAGTCTTTTCCTCTAGGACTCTAAGTCGTTCCTTGACATTCTGCAACTCTTTATCCAGTCGTACAATCTCAACTCGCATATCGTGAATGCTACTCTTGAGGTCTTTATACTGAATCTCACTTTGTGTTGTAAGGTTAGCCAGCATAATCTCAAGCTTGTCTACTTTACGTACAAACGTAAATGATGCGCCTAAGAATGACGATACGCCGGTGAGCAAAGTAGAAAGTACTACTGGGAGGATGTCTTTAGCTTCCATCGGAACCACCTGTAACTGGAGGGATTGCAAATGGAGAACCTGGCATACGCAAGAATGTATCAAGTTGAGACCACAATCTCATACGAGTCTCGTTGTACCAATTTCCCCAGAAGGCACGTTGAGCAACAGATGGGTCATCCGTATTCTTTAATGCCAACTTGTAGGCAGCGTAACTAGCCCACATTCTCAACTGCAAGTCATCAGGAATAACCGTAACAGATGTAGCACCAATATCACCAAGTGTGCCACAACCATAAACAGTAAATACAGTGGATGCTGATGGAGCAGGATAAATCCTTATCTGATAATCACCAGAGCGATACCAATACTTAGGCGTACCAGCCGCTGTAGACTCGAACGTGGGGTCATATGCCCTTAGGGTAGGTTCACTACAGTGGACTAGGTTTGTAAGCCCAGATTGGACAGTAAGAGGAAACCACATACTACTAGCGTCGTTCACCGTTGAAGCGTCAGTTGGTACATAGGTTGAGTCTAGGCTAATGCTAGACAAGTTGATAATAGGATTGGACTGAGTAACTGTTCCTTTTGCTGGAACGTATATACAAGTCCTACACGTTTCTTTAATAGCTTCGTTGAGGTAAACCTCAATCGTTTGATTGGTCGTAGTCGTAACAGTTCCTGAACCATCGCCAACTTCACCTACTGAGGAGTTAGTTGCTTCGTTCAAGAGGCGAATAACCTCTGATGTAAGTGTAGTCAGGGTTGCCATTAAACTGTCCTTCGACCATAGATAGCAGAGTTAGATTCAACCATACCCAGTCTATCTAAATATTCTGCCTTATATATAGCAAGTACATTAGCATCCTTCATCTGCATAGCACGAGAGTAAAGAACACTAAAAACAAGACAGTCGTGTGCTGAGTCTGGTAATGGACACTCTTGGTCATCTGCCAGAGGTACAGCATTACCGTTTGTATCGTACTGCCATATCATTCCAGGCTGACAGTAACCTTCAATCATCACGCCGTTTGTAACACTTGAGATTGGCGTAGGAAGGAACCTAAGCCTATTCGTTGCATAAAGTATGCAAGCGTCAATAACAGCGTCACCTTGAGTCCTATAGCGGTCTACTTGCCTATCAGCAAAGTCTAACAGTCGTAGCCGTCGGTACTCGTTGTCTTCTAACTTGAATACTCCCCTAATACGATACATATCAGGGGAGCAATACTCGTCTGTACCATCTTCTAAGTCTAGGTAACGTCTGCCAAACAAACAGTCTGTTTTACGGGCTATCTGATTGGCAGCTTCCAACACTAGGTATTCCAAGCCAAATGGGTCAAGGTCTTGCTTGCTACCAAAGTGGTGCAAACCTATCATCCTGACCTTTTGTTTGATTTCACCTAGTGTCATCTTGTTACCTTAGTCTAATTAGAGACCGACCGAACCGTCACGTCCATTGACAATTGCAGCCATCAGGATTGTTACCGTCCCAGCACCACTTGATGTAGTGCCAGTAATCTGAAGCTGAATATATGGTCGTGGTGTCAACAATGGAAGGTAAACAACCTTTGTTACACTTACAGTCGTATCAAGCGCAGTAGCAGCAGTAACTGGAACTGAAGAGGAAAGCGCACCGGCGTTTCCACTTGTTGTTGCAGCAGTACTTCCAACTACACTAAGTGTTGGTGTTCCTGCACCAGATACAGATGCATTGTTCTGGTAGATAACCTTGACGAACTGTGGGCTATTCTGACCGTTGTTACCAACGAGTGCAGCAGCTGTAGATGTCTTGGTATCTGCCTGAGAACCAAATGCAGCAGCGTCTGCTACAATCTCATTCCAGGTTTGGAATACATCAGATGCAACTGTATATGCCTTGCTACCAGAGTATGTAGCAACAGTCTGAAGATTACCAGAGCCAGAAACAGGAGCCTGAGCAATTGTTCCAGTTCCGTCAGCAACAGTAGAGAATTTGAAGGAAGCCTTCTTATCACGTGCCATTTCTTTTCTTCCTTTCTATTATGCGACTCGGCAGAACAAACGACCAACAGCACGAGTGTGTGGAATCCACAAACCGATACCCCAGTCGAAGACAACGTTGTGCATGATGCCATTTTCCTTGGAAAGACCAAGGTAGGTTGGCTTGAATGGTCCACTCTGCCATCCCTGTGCATATCCAGTTCCATAACGAACTGCATAGATGGAGGAAGCTGTAGAACCTGAAATACCAGATGCGGTCTGAGTATCCGAGATTACACTCGTAGTACCGTCAGCCTTACGACCAACTGTACGAACGGTTGCATTCTTGTACTTCTCAACTGGGCGGTCGAACGAGTCACGAGTGACATCAAAACCAGCACCAATACCCATAGTACGGATAGCAAACTCAACGGAACGCTTTGCCTTCTCAGACATATACAAAACAACACCATCTCCATCTGGGGAGTTCATGTTGTCAAGCAGCTGCTGGAGGTAAGCAAAGAATGCGTTAGCCGTCTTTGAATCTGTACTAGAAGAGATATCAATACGAGCAGCGTCTGGTGCAACCAAAGACATTTCAGAAGGAATGTCAAAGTCACTAGGGTTGTCCATACGATAAGCAAGACCCGGAAAACAGTCAATATTGCCTGTTAGCGGGTTATTGTTTACGAATTTATCGTTGAAGTCGTAAGCAAAACCTTCGAGGAAGATTTGTACCTGAGCTTCGATTGGGTCGATGATATTCGTAGGCTGGTCGAGAAGTACGTGGTCAACAAGAATCTTGTTGCGAATCAGGTACATCTGCTCTTCGTAAGACTTTGGTCGACCCTTAACCGCTACCGGTTCAGAGTTAACGCCAGTCCAGTTTGGCGAAGGGATACCTGAGTTCAGGTAACGAACACCAATCTGCTTGAGCGATGGGGAAGTATAGAGAGGAATATCCTTAAGGGCATTCCAAGTCTGATGAAGAGATTTTGTGATTTCCTTGACGAGAGGGTCGTTGCTAATAGCTGCTTGGTCCGCAAGCGTCAAGGCTCCGTTAAAGTCAATATCCATTTACTTAGCCTTTCCTACATTGTTTTGTTTCGGTTGATGCCCATCAATTCTGATAGACCCATCCGACG